TTATTTTTGACACCTTCTGGATAATCTGAGTAACTTTCTAGTTCTGTTTCTAAAATATCTGTCAATTCTTCTAATATTTCAAGAGATTCTCTCTCTGCGGTCTCTGGAAGTTGTTCTGGTGGTCTTTCCATAGAGTCTGCGAAGTGTCCTTCAATAGAAAAACCTTTTACTTTGCCTGTTTTTACATATTCTTGCCAAACAAGCTCGTCATATACTTTCATAGACACCATCCAAGTTCCGTTTGGTAAATCAAAACCATATTTTCTTGCTTTGTCTTGATTGGAGTCTTCTATTATCCAAGATTCTACTACAGACAAGCCTTTTAGCTTCTCATCGTGTTCTAAAGTAGCATTGTTTTGATGTCCTTTGGCTAAGAAAAGCTCTGATGCTTTTCTTACAGTGTCTTTAGAGAAATAAATAAAATATTCTTCTTCTTTGTGTTTTCTGTATATCTTTTTGTTAGGAATTAGTGCAGGCCCTAACAATATTCTTTTTTCTTTATCTACTTCAGCTAATTTAATTTCTTGTGAAGACAATGCTATAAAATCTTCTTGTATGGCAGGGTCGTCTACTATAGAAATAGCTTCTATTCCGCTAATTTCGTTTTCTTCGTCAATGATTAACTCAATTACTTTAATATCTTCCATATATAAATAACTTACTGCGTTTAATTTTGTTCTTATCCAAAAGATGCTGTTCTTGTGGTGTTTCTATCTAGTTCTTGTTGTGTTGTTATGTCTTTACCAACTACAAATGCTCTAACAGGTTTTGCTTCTGCTCCTGCAATGGTTTGTGCTAGCTGACTTTGTGTGCTTGCACCTACTATGTTGAAGTCTGGAGCTTCAAATGTAATATCACCGCCACCTGACCCACCA